GAGACTCAAGTCAAGTAGATGCTGATGCAGCTATCAAGCAAGCAGATCTTGGCTACTGCGAAGCACTAGATTTTAAGTGCGCCGCGACACGCACGTGTAACGCGTGGGCAGTCGGAGGTCCAATCACATCTGCAGGCTCACGCCCAGCTCCAAAGAAAGATCGTATTCACGGCTCAAAGAAAAATAAGCCAGGAAGCGCCGCAGGATCTAAGAAGATCGTTTTCTCTGCAAGAACTGAAGCAAGCCTTCGCGCTAAAGTAGAAACTCATAACAAGGGTGCGAAGCCTGGGCGTAAGGCAACCCTTCCAATGCTAAAGGCAGTTTACCGTAGAGGTTCAGGCGCGTTCTCGTCTAGCCACCGACCAGGTATGACTCGTGATGGTTGGGCAATGGCTCGCGTTAATGCGTTCCTCAAACTTCTCAAGTCTGGCTCTCCTGCAAATCCAAACTATAAGCAGGACAATGATCTATTGCCTAAGGCTCACCCTAAGTCTTCTCGCGCTGAGGCTTCAATAATGCAGCACGAACTTTTATCTATTGCGCTTAAGACTGCTGATGAATACGGCTCACCAGAGCACGCTATCCATGCGATGGCCGAGTACTCATCTCTAGGTTATGAGGCAATCCCTGCGCTACGCGGTGCGTGGCTACGAGGTGTAAGAGACGGGGATATCCCGTTTGAGCGAGCATACACCCTAGCGACAAAACTCTATGATTCTAAGGACGCGGATTTACTCCCAAAGAAGCGTAAGGGATAGGTATCATCTAGATGGATGCACCTCTAAACGACAAGATTGAGCGTATGCTCAAGCGCAAGGCAGCTCGTAAGAAAAAAGACAGTAACTTTTTACCTGTCTTCTCTTTGCATGAGCAAGTCTTATCTCTCGTCAAGGATGCAAACTCTAAGGTATCCGAGGAGCGTCATGTAACTCCGCGCGCCGCGCTTATCGTAATGAATCGTGCACTTGCAGATCTATCAACACTTGACGACGAGGCGCGCAACTTTGCGGTCCTCAAGGAGGTATCACGCTTCCTTAGTGTTGCAACAAAGACATTTACAGCCAGCGAGACAAGTAACACAGATTTGCTAGTCGCAGGCCACCCTCTATCTTCTCTTAACGCGTCGCTTTCTGCCGAGGAATTTCTTGCAAAGAACGCGCAGTGGATTGCAGCTGATACTTCCATCGACGAGTCTATTCGTCCACTAGTTGCCTCAGCTCACGGAGCAATGCCAGGGTCTATCGAGCGTGAACATGCGTTTGCTCGACTCAATGCAAACAAGACTCTTCTTGCGTCATACTTTAAGCTTGACAACCTTTCACCTATTATTGCAGCGTTTAGCAGCGGAAACTCGTCCGCGGCTCGTCGCGCACGCGTTGCTCTACAGTGGCGTGACAAGAAGGGCCGCTGGGTTGAAATGGGACGCGGTGTTAACTTCCGTTTCCGTTTGCCTGACGGCTCAATTCAAGTTGGCAGCGGAGACTATATCGGCGCCGGCGGAGATACTCGTATCGAGAATACGCCTAAAGGCCCGTCACTTGTTGCAGACTCAGGACTTATCGAAGTATCAGGAGTTCCTGGACTTCGACCAGGGCTTTATGTTATTAAAAGTGGTAACGCCCAGGTATACCAGGCACGTATTCCTGGACATGCGGCTCCAGAGAAACCTTCGTTTAAAGATCAACTCGACAAAAATATTCCTACGCTAGCGGAGCTTACTGCAACACGTAAAGACGCGCCAATCGGTTGGCACTATCAAAATGGGATGTATATATCAGACGATAACTACGCTGTCGTCATTGACCGCAGCGGGCGTCCACATTCTGTACTACGTCTAGACGCAAATGGGCGTCCAACCGGAGAAGCTATTGCGCGAGTTAGCAGCTGGGCAGAAGCTAACGCAGCTATGTCTAAGGACGAACCATCATTTGATAAGTATATTGCTGGCCAAGAAGCAAAAGCCACAGAAGGTCAACTTCCTCTTGGTAAAATTCCTGGCGCTACAGCTAAGGACGTTATTAACCCACAAGACATCCTTAAGATGCAAGAACAGCGCATGCAGGAGAACAAGGCAATTGACGCAGGCAAGCCTGCGCCTCAACCACTTGGAAATAAAGATCTTAACGGAAATGTAGTTCCTGACGGCTGGGTACGTGATCCAAATAACGACACACACTACTCTCGTGAACTTCCATTGCGCGACGGTGGAACTTATCCAGTTCTTGCGTATTTAACTGGAGACGGTAAATATATCGCCGGGCATGCATCTGGGTGGATCCCTGAGCCTGGAACAGACGGCCGTGGTGGCGCACAGAAGTTTGACTCATGGAGCCAGATTGAAACACAAGGTCTTCCAGGTCTAGTTGACTATCTCAATTCGACGTTTACCAAGGATAACCCAATTGAGTTTACTCCGTCTAAAGAGACTGTAAAAAGCAAGGCAGTAAAGAAAGTTGCAACTGTTCCTTCAAATAATAAGTCAAACGCAGAAAAAGTTGTTAATACCAGTGCGCCTACAGCCCCTGCGCTATTCCCAGACTTTACAGCGCCAAATGGAGCATTCAAACTTAATACTGCAAACTACGATGTTCAAGGACGCGTAGATGAAGCAAGCAGAGACTTTACAGACAACCCAAAGAAGCTAGCAACTAAGTTTACTCCGCAGGAACTTGTTCAGGCGTTGTCACAGGCGCTGCTGGGGAACTCTACAGATGCAGCCATAGCAGAAATTCTTAACGCAAACGTTGATAGCAATAACGATATGGTTGACCCTGCAGCTATTCCAAATAACGTTGACATTCCGCAGGTAAACGTTGGACAGCCTTCAGGTGCAGGCCAACTAGAGTTTAGCGCAGGTGCAGAGTATGTGCCTGCTGAGGCGCTGTTTAACGCTTTATGGGAAGCTGGATTAGACCCTAACCGCGTCATCGCAAACATCTATGACTCGGCTAACGGCAATAATGATAACCTTAATAAGATTATCGAGGCACAAGGCGGAAAGCCTTCAGCTGACGAGACACAGCTTGTTGATTCTATAATGCAGGAAATACGTCAACTTAAAGACGCAACTAAGCCTGGCGATAATCCTATTGCAAACCAAAAAGACGCTAATGCTAAACCTGAGCCTTTGCCAGGGAAGCTTATTGAAAATCTACCAATTGACTTCCAAAACCCAGACTATTACATTCCAGATCCAAATGCGTACGTGCCATCTCAGCCTACAGTCGATAACAATGGCTACACAGACAATCCGCAAATTCTTGCGCAGGATTATTACACTGCAGATCTTGTCGAGCAACTTATATCTGGAATCACCGACGGGTCAGGCGCTGCGCTTCTAGCATTTGACAACATCACCGTTGAAGTTCCAATTGAGTCAATGCGCGACGCACTTCAGTATCAAGGTGTTAATACAAATCAGATTCTTCTTGATCTTAAGAAAGAATCAAACAATATGGATACTACGTCTCCTTCTCCTTCGTCTTCTGAAAGTCCAACTCTTCAGGCGCATTCACAGATGATTAAAGATCTCATTGAACAAACTGGTAACACAGTTGATCCTGAGACAGCAAATAAGATTCGTGATGCAATAGACCAAAAAGGACTTCTTGACTGGTCTGAGGCAAACAAGTCGGAGATCATCGACGCAATTGCAGAAGTCGCCGGTCCTGCTATCCTTAACCCAGCGCCTACTCCCGCTGCTGAGCGTAGATTCCCTCCTACAACAGGAGAGCGTCAAGCTATAGAAACTCCAGTAGCTCCAGCGCCAGCTCAAGCGCCTACACCACAAGCTGGACCTCCTACAACAGGGCAGCGTCAAGCGCCAGAAGTAGCGCAACCTGTAGAGACAGTAAGTGTAGATTCTCCTGCAGCTAATAACCCAGCGCCTGTCTACCCGGGACCAGAAAATCGTGGGTATCACCCAGACAACACAGTTCTTGATATTGCAGGTAAGGTTATGGGCAAGGGAACACGTATTCGTGCTTCTCGTGATGGCCGCACTGGAACAGTTATCGCAGTTCAAAATATTGACTCACGCACAGGTGAACGTATTCCTTATGTTCGTGTGCGTTTTGACGACGGGTCAGTAGCAGTTCGCTCTGCACTTAAGGTACGAGCAACTGGAGATGCGCAGCAGGCAGTTCCTAATGAAGCTCAGCGACAGGCACCTACTCCTCCGCCAGTTCCAGATGTATCATCACGCCTTGACGCACCGGTTCTTAACCCTGGAGCAATTGCAACTGAAGGAAATATCCAAGGTGTTAACGATCTTGGAACTACTCCAGATCGTCTAAAAGAATTCACAAATCCCGATGCAAAACAAAGCGACTACTCTGTCTGGGGTCTGCGCGCGGGAGAAATTGCTAGGGCAGCTCAAGATCGTGTAACTCTTGAAAGTATTAAGCAGGCAGCTATTGATCATCAACTAGCTATCCTCGAGTTCCGTGCGGCTCCTGCAGCACAAAAAGAAGCGCTATCTTTAGAAGTCACTAAGAAAAAAGAGCAGCTTGACGCGATGATGAAGGATACCTACGGTGTTCGCGATGGCGTAACGTTTGGAAAGAATAACTACTCGCTAACATTTGGTGGATTTAATGTATTCTTAAGCGGAACAAAGGAAGAACTACAAGCTGGCAATCAGCCCGTGAGTCTTAGTATCGCAATGAATGTTTTAGACTCTAATGGCAGAAGCATCGGAACGATAAATAGAACAGTTAGTGGTAAATCAGCTGTAGATCCTAATACAGGAGCTAACAACTTCGAGTGGCAGGTAAAGAATAACTACCTAGCTATAAATAACGCTAAGGATAAAAAATCTGGATTTGCTACAGCGTATAACCGTTTTATGGAAGATTGGTATATCGCCAATGGAGTTAAGGAAATTCATGTGCAGGCTGCAGGTGGAGGAAGCTACCAAGGTGGATTTGTCTGGGCGCTAAACGGATTTAACTGGGAAACTCCTGCCAGTGCAGAGAGTGAAGTATTTACACGATTAAGACTGATGCGACGTGTAGCTACGGACAAAGGTGTAATTGCACAGATTGAACGTCTACAGGAAAAAGCAACAGCGGCTAAACTTCGTGACGGCGGATTAGATCTAAATAAGACGCCAACTCCTATGGAGCTTGCTCTTGTTGGTTGGTATCCAGGTGCAAAGACCTGGACCGGTAAAGATCTTATGGCAAGAAATGGCTGGATGGGCGTCAAGCGACTTGATCCTACAGTCAAGGAGCAAGTACAGTCAGTAAATTATGATCAGATTCGTGCAGCGCGTAAGCGTATAGAGGCAAAAGAAAATAAGCCTAACGTCGGTCGTGAATTTGTCATGACTGCAAACAGTAACGAGTTTGGCAATAAGAACTCAGAGCTTGGGCAGTACTTAGCTGAAATCAGAGACGTACTGCAAAACAATAGATCTCTAGCAGTTCTTTCTCCAGCTGCAAAGACAGCGCTTAATACATATGTTACAAAACAACTTTTAACTAAGGAAGGAAGAGATCTGCCAATGCAGGACATCTTCCAACTACGTAAGGCACTTCACGCCGAGGCTAAGGCAGACAACCCTCTACTTAATTCTACCGACTTTGGCGTAGGAACAGATCTTGCTAGTGCTACTATAGAAGACATCTCGCAAAATAAGGTTAAAGGCTTTGATATTAAACGTCTTGGCATGTATGAGTCAGGTTACAACGACACATGGCTTGCTACTCATGTTGCATCGGGACAACGCTTCTATGTCAAGAAGGATGATCTAGCAACTAACTATGATATTAGTGGACCTCTTTCCGAGATTGCCGCAACTAATATCGCGCGCGGTATTGGATTTGAAGGAGCATACAACACGCTAGTAAGCAGTGATAATCCTAATGTTCTTGTTATGCAGGAAGCTGGATCTACACTTCCTCTCGGCAGCGAGCCACGGGTTGCATCAAAGGTCTATGACGGCACGACCGGTACACTTGTAGCGCTTGATGGTAGCAAAGTAACATTTAACGGTGATAATTTTATTAACAAGATGCATACTCCTGAAGACGCTGCACGCGTAGTTCTTCTCGATCTGCTCATCAACAATCAAGATCGCCATAATGGAAACATCCTCTACGCACTTGACGGAGTCAATCCATCTCAAATTCGTATCTTCCCAATTGACCATTCATTATCTTCTTTTGCGTTAAAGCCAGGAGATAGAAACCAGTATCTATTTGACGCTATACTTGGTGAAGGCGACGGCAAGATTTATGATCTAACAATGCCTGCGCTTACTCGCGCTATGAAGGAAGAAGATTTGCTGGCATTGTTTAGAAATGAAGCAAATAACTTACGCGAAAGTCTTAAGGATGGAAACATTCAGCTGGCTGGAAAAGAGCTTGACATGGTTATTGCCCAGTGGGGAAGCTTAAATAACTACCGCGATGCAATCAATCAGCGTCTTGACGCAATGTTGAAGCCAAATGGCGCTGTTCATGCAAGATTCCTACGCATTCTTAAGCCATCTTTCTGGAACTAAGGAGACATAATGATAAAAGTAATTCGCGGGTATGACTCACAGGACAATTCACATATGTTCTCAATTATGGCTACAGATAAAGGATTTTCCTACATCTTTAGAGATGACAAGAATCCTATGTTTGATTCCGCTAAGCGCGTAGAGCTTCTCATGAGCAAGATAGACAAAGATCCAAAAACTTTAAAGATTGATGATTACCTAGCTATTGCAACTATCGGCTTATCTAACTTTTTCTTTTCTGCACCTATAGACGAAGCAAGCGAAAAGACTGCAATCTCAAGCGAAAAGCTTTCTATGCAGAGAGTATACGAAGATGAGCAAGGCCACGATATAGGGACAGGACTCGCCGTTGCGTCAGACGATATGGACCAAGTATTCCAAGACTATCCTGAACTTTACGAGCAGCTTTCAAGTGAAGATCCAGAGCAAGAAATCACAGCCTCTGGTATGATTGAACTAGTATTTGCTGCGCTTGGCTCGGTAGATCCAAATGGGCCTAATGCATGGCTGTTAGATTACATGGATGGTCAAACAGCAGACGGATTTGTAGGAGATATAGTGTTTGACGCTCAACCCGGAAATAACGAAACAGGGAAGAAGTAAAATGGATATCGTAGGTAAGAATGGTTCGCACGTTCTATTCTCTAACGAGAACAGCGGCGTTGTTATTGACGTTGAAGAAAACGTTGTAGTTGATTCTGGCCCACTGTCAGCCCTTATTGCTTCTGCAAAGTGGCAGGACGACAGCATAGAGTTTGATGAGTCTACTGCCGAGCTTGCGCAGGCTGCATTAACGACCCTGAACGTAAGCATCGTTTCATCCGCCGGTCGTATGTATACCATTCCTAAAGGCGCCCAGGAGGAAGCTAACCGTGCTTTAGACTGGCACAAGGAGTTTCATCGTGGTGGAACACCTGTAGGTCTTAACACAGCGCGTACGTTGGCGAAAGGTGGCCAAATTGGAATTGAAAAAGTTCGTCATATTGCTAAGTATTTTCCTCGTCATGAAGTTGATAAGAAGGCGACGGGCTATAAGCCAGGTGAAGAAGGCTTTCCTTCTCGCGGGCGTATTGCGTGGGCTCTCTGGGGCGGAGACGCGGGATGGAAATGGGCGCAGACAATCGTCGAGCGCGAGAACAAAAAAGCGTTAAGAGCTGACGGTTACACAGATCACGGCTATGAAGAAGACGCGTATAACTACGCAACAGATACCAGCTATGACGCAGACGTTGACGCATTTAAGATTGCGGCAGCCACCGATAATGGAGCAGTTGAGTTTCTTGCCCGCATGCGTATGGACGGCTCTGGTATTGACCGTCTCTATAAGGTAGATGATGCTTATAACGTTTCCGTGTGGGATGCAGGGTTCTGGCACTCTATGCCAGATGTACACTCTGACTTTGCAAGCTACGACCTAGCTCTTGACAATCCAGACGACACTGTTGAAAAAACTCACGTTGAGATTGATGCGGAGTCTGCACTCTTTATCTCTGCGTGTCTACAGGAAAATCCAGGACACTACGTCTCGTTGTTTGATATCAACTACGATGAAGCTGACATGATTATGAAGGCAGCCTCAGAGCTAGATTACAAACTTATAGATAGAGTTATTACAGCAGCGGTTGTTACTCCTTCTGATACTCCAGTAAATCAGGACGGAAACTATACTCCTGAAGAGCGTTCTGCTAAGGCTCAACAACAGGTACGTGATAAGACAGGAAGATTTGCTAAGGTTGGATCAAGAGTTGTTATCGGCGGAGATGCAGCTAAAGGCTCAGGAAATATTGTTTCAATAGATCCTGCAAAGCAATCACTTAAGGTCCAGTTAGACTCCGGAAGTATTGTTGATGTACCGGCTGTTGCAACCGCTCCTGAAAGTGTTGTTACAGCTCCGGTAGACAACACTGTTGATGTAACCCCACTCGATACCTCTGGAATTCTAGGTCAACCTAGAGCTCCTATTGACCGTCCTAACGCAAGAATTCCTGGAACTCTTCCAGCACTTTCTCAAGGAGACCTTGCGACTATTCTTTCAGATTGGCCAACGTGGGTTAAATCACAACGTGATGCGTTTAACGCCAATCCTGCTACTCCTAGCGCAGGTGTCCCAAACGCTACTCCTGAAAAGAAAAGAAAACTTATCACAGGACCAGGACAAGTTCCTCAACCTGCAAAAACAGAAAATCTAACAGCTCTTGAAAAGTTAACAGGCGTAAAGTTAATCACAGATCCATATATGCACCCTGTTCTTAAAAGCTTTCTAAACAAGAAGGTAAAAGGCTCGGACGGAAGCTACTATTATCCAAACAAGGTTTACTACCAACCTGTAGTTCGTGGCAGTGGCTCCTATGAGTCTCCTGAAGATGCAAAGAAAATAAAGGAACAAGAGACTAATCAAAATAAGCCTGGCAACTCTGTAGAGATGGCACCAGAAAGCAGCGACGTACAGCCTATGTTCTTTGCTGTAGTATCTCAGGATGATCCATCGGCTGTTCTAGACTTAATTTCTCTAGTCCCTGCAAGCTCTACGTCACTAGAGCCAATGACCTACGCACGTAAGGATAAGAAGTGGGTTAGAGATGAGTCCGTTCTTGCTGATATTAAGTCCGCTACTCCACCGCCTGTCGTACCTCTTGACGGAGAATCACTACAGAGCGTAATTCAGCAGGTTGATGGTGTTATCCCAGTTGTAGTCTCATCTGCTTACTCTGATTCAGACATCATTACCGTTCTATGGGGTGCTAACGGGAACGTCATGATGATGACAGCTGCTGGAGGACCAGATCGTAATCGCGGTAATGCTGAAACACTACGTCGCTATTGGACAAGCGGAAAAGGTGCGGCAAAGATTCGTTGGGGCACTAAGGGAGACTGGGCACGTTGTGTTCGTCACCTCGCTAAGTACCTAGGACCTCGCGCTAAAGGCTATTGTCAACTTCGTCATAAGGACGCGATTGGTATCTACACCTCCACCCATGCAAAGCGTGACCGTGCTCGTAATAATTCTGTAGAAGAATTTGTCTCTGAAACACTACCAACTACCGAGGTTACTCCTCAAGATATGGGAATGGACATTGATGACATCATCAGCACTCCTGATGACATCTATGACCCAACATTTGAACCTGACGATGAGATCATTATTCTTCTTATGGATGATGATTTAATGGCTCAGGAATGTGACTACGGTATGACCGCAGCCGGTGGATTAGATCAAAATAGAGGCAACGCGGAAACACTTCGCCGTTACTGGACAATCGGTAAGGGTGGACTAAAGATTCGCTGGGGAACTCCCGGCGATTGGACACGTTGCTATCGACACCTAAAGAAGTACATGGGTCCACGTGCTAAGGGGTATTGCTCCTTGCGCCACCATGAAATGACAGGAATGTGGCCTGGCGATAAGAACAATCCTGGCCATAACAAAGGAGTATTTGCCATCGACGGTATTAACTCATATGAAGACGTATTATCTTCTTCTGTGCTTTCTGCTAGGGCTGCCGATGCGCGCCTGCGTGTCATTACAGCTGGGGCCGAGGTAGAGATGCCTGATGGCGCAGCATTTACAATTCCTCTCGTTATCCCAGAGGATCTTGAGTCTGGAGACGGTCGCAAGTTTGAAAAGGGCGCGATTGAGATCCGTGAACTGCCTCTTCCTTTGATGTGGCAGATCAAGACAGATGAAGGCCACAACGGCTCAGTTGTTGTCGGCCGCATTGATCACATGGAGCGTGTTGAAAATGGAATTGGAAACGCCACAGGAGTCTTTGACTCCGGTGCATACGGACAGGAAGCCGAGCGTCTCGTGCGCGAAGGATTTATCCGCGGTGTTTCCGCTGACCTAGATCAATTCGAGGCAAGCCAGCATATAGCTGAATTATCTGAAAATGAAGAAGATGGTAAAATCGGAACGGACAAGCTCATGATTACTCATGCGCGTGTTATGGCGGTAACTCTAGTGCCTAAACCGGCATTTCAAGAGTGCCAAATCTACCTTGTCGATAATGACAAGACTCAGGAGGACAGCGTGACTATCCCAGACGGAGTATACGCCGATGAAATGGATCCCACTGAAGCGTCAGCGCTTGTTGCGTGTGGCCTTGTTGCAGGTTCTATCCCAGTAACACCACCTACCTCGTGGTTTGACAATCCGCAACTGCGTCAGGCAACGCCTTTGACTGTAGACGATGACGGCCGAGTGTTTGGTCACATTGCTGCATGGCATGTTGATCATATTGGAATGTCATTCGGGACTCGTCCACCGCGCTCAAAGAGCAAGTACGCCTACTTCCACACGGGTGTTGTTCGCACAGACGAAGGAACAGATGTTCCTGTAGGCCAATTAACATTAGCCGGAGGCCACGCTTCACTAGAAGCATCTGCTCACGAAGCTGCTCGTCACTATGACGACACTGGCTCAGCAATTGCAGATGTCCATGCAGGAGAAGATGCATTTGGTATCTGGGTATCTGGTGCTTTACGTCCAGGCACATCTCCAGAGCAAGTTCGTGCCCTTCGTGCGTCTGCGCCTTCCGGTGACTGGCGTCCAATTAAGGGTCAGCTCGAGCTTGTGGCTGTTTGCCAGGTAAACGTACCAGGCTTCCCTATTGCACGCGCTCGAGTAGCCTCAGGTGCGGTTATGGCATTGGTTGCGGCAGGTGCTCAAGTACTTGCACGCATGAAGTCAGATCCTGTCGCAGAATTAAGCTCTAGAATTGAAAAACTGGAGCAGTTAGAAAACGCGCAACTTTCTACAAAAGCGGATGTCGCAAAGGCAAAGTTTGATATAGTCCGTCAAGAGAAGGAAGCTCAGCTTTCAATTAAGGCAGCTGAAGCTTACGCCCGTATTCATGGCGCGCCTCGCTACGATGATGAATTTGCGACTGTCTCACGAGCAAAAAGAATGCAGCTTGCCAAGGAAGGAAGAGCTCTTCCTGACGGTTCATTCCCTATCACTAACGTTGAAGATGTAAAGAACGCGGTGCAGGCGTACGGTAGAGCTAAGGCTGGACATAAGGCCGCGGTTCGTCGCCATATCACGAAGATGGCTAAGAAACTTGACCGACCGGATCTTGTCCCCGACGAATGGAAATCGCTATCCACGGTAGACGAGGACGTTGATGATCTTCGTACGCGGTTAGCCGAGTTTTCCGCTAAGCTAGGCGATGATATGGGAAAAACATTAGCGGTTGAGGCTCAAGCGCAGGGTAAATATACTCCTGACACTCAACCGCGTGATGAAAAAGGCAAGTTTCGTAAAGTTCTAGCACGCATTAAGCAAGATCTTGGCGCAGCTGGTCTTCAAGACGTAGTGCAAAAAGTAGCCAAGGCAGAGCAGCTCAACGAGGTCGGTAACTACCAGGACGCAGCTAAGGCTGCCAACGATGTTATTGGTATCGTAGATAGACTAGACTCTGGAGCTCTAAATCCACAGGCACTAGAAAATGTTCGTTCCTCGGCAAAAGCCTTAGGCGAGGTTATTGCTAACCTGCCGTTGCCGTTTGGGAGTGAAACAGAGAAAGTTCGCTACAGTGATCTTCCTCCAGCTTTAAAAAATCTTATGGACGATATGCTGTCACGAGTGACAGACAAGATCGGTGCAAAAGATGCTCAAGAGGCAACCGTGGGCTTGCGGTCCTTTATGTCCGGTGGAGACTACTATACTCAGCAGGAGATTTCCTCTGAGTTAAGTAAACTTCTTCGACTATTAACCTAGAAAATATAATGTATTATTCAATCTAGGTGGAGTGCCTTAACGCAACCGCGTATAAGTCCCTCGGCCTTGACTGATTAGCGAGATGAACTAACTAATCTTGTTCATCATGACTGGCCCAGAGGAGGGACAGTGGACCAAATTAAAACAATGCTTGACAGCCTGACTGAGCTTGGCGAGGATCAACTCGCCGACCTACAGACAGCCATCGTCAATGAGTTTGAAACGGTTGAAAAAGAAGATCCTACTCCTCAGACAGTAGACGCCATGACATCACTAGCCGATATGCTTGACACCGTTCGCGGTGAAATCAAGAATCGCGCAGCTGCAGCTGAAGAGCTTGCAGCACGTGCTGCGGAAGCAGCAATGCGTGTTAAAGGCCAAGAAGATGTTCCTGCAGAAGATGTCCCAGCAGACGAAATGCCTGCAGAGACTCCTGCCGAGACTGAAGGAGATCCAGCTGAAGAAGCTAAGGAAACTCCCGAAGAAGAGAAGAAGGAAATGCCTATGGCAGCGTCAACATCTGTGGAAACAGGATCTGAGCTTTCAACCTCAGTAGAACCAACAGAAACAACAGAGACAATCGAGCCTGTAGCTGAACTATCAGCTCCAGAAGAAGTTGTTGCAACTGAGACCGAACCAGCAGCCGAGGCTGCTGTAGAAGTTGAAGCTGCTGCAGAAGCAACAGTCGAGGCAACTCCACAAGCTGAGCTTTCAACAGTAGAAGAAGTACAAACAGAATCGACCGAACCTGAAGTTGCTGCAGAAGCACCTGCTGAAGAAGCAGTTGTAGCGTCAGCTGAAGAAGAGGTACCATCAACAGAACCAGAAACAATCGAAGCGCCAATCGCGCAGGAAGATCAGGAGGCACCAGTGACCGCCGCCGCAAACAACGAGTTGGACGCTTTAATCGAAGCTCCAGCTGATCGCCGCCCTGTTGCTCAGGTATCAGCTGCTACAGTGGCAATCACTGCCGGCGCTGACATTCCTGGCTACACAGCTGGCAGCACAATTAACGACATGAGTGGAGTTGCCGAAGCAATGGCAAAGCGTATCCACACACTACGTCGTGTAAACGGTGGAGATGGAGAGCAGCACATTGTTGCTTCTGTCACCACAAAGTTCCCAGAAGAGCGCACCCTTACACAGGATGCAGAAGCTAACTGGAACAAGATTCAATCTGTAGTCGGCCCAGAGGCACTCGTTGCATCTGGCGGACACCAGGCTCCATTCGAAGTTAAGTACGACATTTTCAGTCTCGGCAGCAATGTACGCCCAGTCCGTGATGCTCTACCTCGCTTCCAGGCAGATCGTGGCGGTATCCGCTACATCGTTCCACCAGTTCTAGCAGATTACGGCAGCGCCGTAGGAATCTGGACCGCTGCAAACGATTCAGCACAGACACCATCACCATCAGCTAAGACAAGCTTGACTGTAACAGCAGCATCTGAGACAACAGTCTCAACTGATGCAGTAACACTACAGCTACAGTTTGGTAACCTTCTAACACGTGCTTATCCTGAATTGATTGCTCGTCACAACGAGCTTGGTCTTATTCAGCACGCACGCGAAGCTGAAGGAAACCTTCTAGCAAACATCGGTGCAGCTTCGACAGCAGTCACATCCACATCTCTCGTAGGTATGGGTCGCGACTTCCTAGTACAGCTTGGCCGCGCAGCGGCAGCATACCGTGCACGTCACCGTCTAGAGGCTGATGCGCCACTTCGCGCAATCATCCCAGCATGGATCAAGGACGCGATGGCAGCTGACCTTACACTATCAATGCCTGGCGATGAATCAATGAACGCCTACGGTGAGATTGATGCATATATCGCAGCACGCGGTATCAATGCTTCTTACTCACTTGACACACCAGCTGGCGCATCACCATTTGGTGCTCAATCAGCAGGCGCAATGAACGAATTCCCAGACACATTTGTCTGGTACTTGTTCGCTGAAGGAACATTCTTGTTCCTAGATGGTGGCACAATGGATCTCGGAATTATCCGTGACTCAACACTCGTTGGTACTAACGATTACAAGATGTTCGTTGAAACCTTCGAAAATGTTGCACTTGTTGGAGTTGAATCACTTAAGGTGACATCAACAATCAACGTAAACGGTACAGCATCTGCTCTACGCGACCTACTTGGTGGCGCATCAGCAACAACTATCGAATACTAAGATTACTCGATAAAGTCGTTGAGGGAGCGCTCAGAAATGAGCGCTCCCGATACGAAGTACGACACTATTAAACAAACTTTAAGTTAGGAATTAGAGCATGGCGTTCGATGGAACATTTGAAGCTCCGAAGATCGTGCCATCGGCATTTGGTCTTTTCGTTGTAGCTAAGCCTGACTCTCCTGTAGCTGAAGACAAATGGGTTCGAGGATTTAACCAGCGATGGGATACACGACCAAACTACGGCCGTAATTGGGATGAGACTAGTAGCACTTCTAAAGTACTTTTTAGTGACCCAGCGTCACCAAGATACACATATCACACACCTTTCTTTATTGAAGTAGAAGATCAAGGCTCGACATTAGGCATCGTAGGCGAAGATCGTTTTGCACGCGCTATCCGTCAACTTGAAGGTATCAGCCAGGATGCTTGTGAAACCGAGCTGTGGGACGGAGCTATATCTTCCGGTCAATCATTATCTAATCCATATCTTACACGTGGCTCAGGCGCAACCGTTCTTAACAGCGGTACAGCGCTATCTCCACGTCGCGCGCTAGCACTACTAGAGCACAGAATAGCTGTAGTTTCTGCGGCAGGCGAGCAGGGAATTATTCACATGACACGTGATATGGCCGCACTTCTAAACTCAACAAATAACATGCTTTTTGACAATAAGGAAAAAGAACACCTACAAACTCTCGGTGGAACACCAGTAGTGGTCGGTTCAGGCTACTCAGGTAATGGACCGGTAGGCGTTACAGGCGCAACGGCGTCAGACACAAACAAATGGATTTACGCAACTGGCACGGTCAAGGTCCTCCTCGGCGAGCCAGATGTAGTAAACGACAATCTAGCACAAGGCTACGATGTGTCGGGGAACGCCAACAATATGCGTATCAAGGCTACCCGAGCAGCTTCGGTCTACTTCGACAGTTCAATTTATCTTGCAGTCAGAGTTGATTTAACCGCGTAAAATATACGTATTAGCAGCCGCTTCGAAATAAGGAGAAATATAAAAAATGGCAACTCAAGAATATGCCGCCAGTATTCAGGGTGTATCAATTCGAGTAACTCGACTTGACGCATCTGGCAACCTCCTGAATCAGCCTGGCGACAGCTACACAACATCAGCTTTCATGCGTCTATCATTTACGCCTGAATATGAAGAAGGCGATGAAATTACAGAAAAGGGCGCTAACGGCGCAGTTGCTGTAACATACAAGTCTCCAGATACACTTAAGCGTATCTCTATGGAACTTGCAATCGCAGAACCAGATCAAGAGCTAACACAGCTTATCTCAGGTGGTTTACTACTTCGCAAGAACCTAGGCACATATGCTTCACCAGATCGTAAGTCAGTCGGCTGGTCTTCTCCTGCAGTAGGCGATGACCCTGCAGGCTACGGTGTTGCTATCGAGACATGGTCTAACGCAATCATTGACGGCAAGAAGGCAGCAACATATCCTTACTTCCACTGGGTATTCCCATACTGCAAGCTTCGCCTTTCAGGTGACCGCGTTATTGAAAACGGTTTGCTTGCAAACAGCTTCCAGGGCTACGGTCTTGGCAACACAGCATTCTCAGTGGGACTAGACGGTCGCTGGGAGTTCCCAGTTGCAACAGAGCGCCCATACTCATATGCACGTTCCGGCTGGGCTCCAACAGGACGCAAGGGCTTCTATCGCTGGCACGATGATATCTCAAAGACTGTTTCAAACGTTGCTCGTACTGGAACAACTGCTACAATCACTACATCAACGGCTCATACCCTTGAAGTTGGTGACTCAGTAGTTATCGCAGGTCTAACTAACTCTGCTCTCAATGGTACATACACAATCGCAACAGTACCAACAACAACAACATTTACATATACAACAACTACTACAGGCTCTATCGCATCTGTATCAGATGCCGGTACAGCTTTGTGTACTTCTAACTCACGTGCGGTGACCGACTTCACTTCACAGGGCTCAACAACTGCATACAACGTACCTGGAGACAAGTACTACAACGCTGATAATGCAACAGACTTCATCATCGCGTCAGTAGACGATCCAGTCGCTTAATAATAGAATGTGAGCGGCGTGCCGATGTGTTACCACCAACACAGGCATGCCGCTCCTCTATTAAAATATACATTAACGACGATTAGACGGGATAGATAAGTGTCAAACCTTTGGGTTAGCGTTGAAGAGCTTGACTCCTATGCGGATCATGAATACGCATACGACGCCGTAAAAGTAGCGTCTCAGCTTCTATGGTCTATGTCTGGTCGCAAGTACGGTGGAATTACAACAGTCAGCGAGAAGTATGTATGCGCGTCTCGCGCGTATCGCCTAGGTGCATCTGCACGCAACTACACGCCGGAGCTTGTTGGCGGCGACATGTACAACATTCCTTTTGATGAATTTGACGACTACGCGGAGCTAACTACAGACGGCATGTCCCCGTCTACCCGCCTACGCCTACGCGGACGGCCTGTTATTAAGATTGACTCAGTCCGTGACCGCACAGGAAAGATAGTTGATCCATCCAACTATTATCTAGTAGATCATTCAACCCTTCAGGCACGTTCAGGCACCGCCTGGGCACCGTGCAACATCGAGGTTACCTATACATACGGATCTCCTCCTCCTGCGTCTGGTAGAGCTGCAGCCCGCGTTCTTGCGACAGAGTTTATTAAACTTTGGAACGGTGACGACTGCGATCTTCCACAACGTATCACCTCTGTTTCACGTCAAGGTATCTCCTATACTATTCTTGACAACCAGGACTTCATCGCCGACATGCGAACAGGTCTATACATCGTAGATCTATTTTTAAAGTCTGCAAACCCAGACAAGGCGCGCGCGAAGGCTCGTGTATTTTCTCCAGATGTTCCTCGTGCACGTCGACACATTCCTAAGCCCCTTTCACTTGCACCAAGCGTTCTTGATATGAATATCACAGGCAAGGACGGCGGAACGCTAGACGTTAACATTGACTACATCAACGCCGCGTTCTTAGTTCTTGATGATGCCTGGGTTCCTACACTTAAGATAGGCAACTACAGTGGCAGCAAAACTCGTGACCTAGGATCTGGCGCCGTGTCTATTAACACTATCATTAACGATATCTCTAAGTCAGTATCATTTAAGCAAATCGCGGATAACATGGCGATTATCACTACGTCGACTGCCCACGGGTTCTCAGTAGGCGACTACGTGACAATCTCAGGTGTAGATGCAACATTTAACGGCTCTTACTATATAGCAGATGTCCCTACGACTACTACGTTTATGTTTGCCAAGGTCGCGAGTAATATTGCTCGTGTTGCAACTACAGGCACGGCACTTGTTACAAACGAGTCACGCGACACCTTAACGTTGTCGGTTTCCTACGCAGATGCCTATGCCTACGCAGGATTTGTTGACCCAGGAACGTGGGATCTTTACGCGACAAAGAACGAAGAAACTGTGTATATTGCGTCTGGCAATCTCTCCCTAAGACTTGGTACACCTACTACACCTACCTACACATTAGATAACTGAGGAGGCTAACATGCAAATTGTTAACATAGCCTCGGTAAGTGCTGATGCACTGCACCTTAAGAACTTTCTAGATAGCGTTCTTTATAAGGTAGTTCAAACATATGAGGAATATAACGTTCCTGTGCCTAGTCGCCAATTTTGGACGATGGGTGATCCTGCGATTGACTGCGAGCAACTCTGCGTTTCATTTGTCCAGATGTACCTAGGACTTCCAGGTGATCAGGCTAGCCAACCACAAAGAGCAACGTCGCCTCGTAGCGCGGTGTTGAGTATTACTATTTCTCGTGCGATACCTGTCGTAGGTTCTAACGGAAAAGCCCCTACAGGTGAAAAGATTCAAGAAGGCTCGGAGATCTCCGCGGTTGATGCATATATGTTTATGGAGCTTATCAACAAGTTAGATCAGTGGGAACCTGGCGAGTTTGGCATGGGTGTTATCGCTACAGTCGAGGCCGCAACCGCTGAAGGTGGCTTTCAAACCACTAAGATGCAGGCAACGTTGGTGGTTCCGTAATGGTAGTAAAGGTAGTCTTTAATAAGGCAGCAATGGATGAGATGTTAAAAAGTCCTACCGGCATGGTAGGACGACATCTTGCCGAGCGCGCTACTCGTATTGTTATTGCTGCAAAAATGCAGGCGGGTGTTAAAACAGGAAAGTTAAAAGCTTCTATTCACATGCGTCACGAGCGCGGTGGCATGGGCGGTCAATATGTGATGGTAGGCTCTAGCTTACATTACGCGCTGCTGCACCACGAAGGCACTAAGCCTCACATTATCGTTCCAAATAGATCAAACGTGTTGCGTTTCTCTTCAGGTGGAAGAGTTATATATACGCACGCTGTACGACATCCCGGAACACGGCCGAATAGGTATCTCACCGATAACCTATATTTGATAAGATAAACATTGAGACAAGCGTCTCGATAAAGACACTAACACAATACGAAGGAAGAAAACATGACTAATAGATTCAAGGACTTTGGTTCAGGTACTGGGCAAGAGGCAAGAGAGCCTCTTTCTTTTAAGCTTCATGGGGAAGATTTTAACTGTGTTGCACAGGTACAAGGTAAGACTATGCTTAGCCTTATTACAGATGCAAGCTCGTCTGATCCTGCAAAATCTGCTGCGTTGATTAACACCTTCTTTAAGAAGGTACTAGTTGAAGAGAGCTTTGAGCGCTTTAATATCCTATGCGAGCACCCTGAAAAGATCGTAACAGTTGAGACACTTGCAGAAATCACAGCGTGGCTTGTTGAGGAGTACTCAGGACGCCCGGAAGAGCAGCCTACAGTCTCCTAGAGTGGGGGATTGACCTATGGCCTTATGTGAATGGACGAGCATTAGTGAACGGACTACAACTTGCAAGCATGGATTTTAGTGACATGCTAGACGTTCTTCACTACTTCCTTGAGGATGACATGAACTACAGCACTCCTGAGCAGGCTGAAGCTCGCGATAAGACAAGATCTTCTATCTATTCAGATCTGTATAACAGCGAGTATAAGTATGCTTCTAAGAAAGAAGGAAGCAGCTACGCTTCAGGTGCTATGGACTTTGATGATCCTCAGGTAAGTGAACCAGAGCTTAAACCATTTGAACCAAAGAAAAAGCCTAAGCCGTATCTACAACCAACTAGTGTAAACGCAAATGCGCCTAAGCCTTTTGGTGACATCCTAGATTCTCCACTTGGGCACTAAGAACTAAGAACTAGAAAAAAGGAAGGAGGTGACACCATGGCAGTAGTCGGTGAGGCATACATAATTGTTAGGCCTATAACGACTGGTTTTGAGTCTTCAGTACGTAGAGACTTGCAAAAACTTGAAGGTGTCGCCTCTCGAGTAGGGTCAAATGCAGGAAACGCATTTGGCACATCGTTTACACGAAACATGTCAAAAATTGGTATAGGCTCTGATTTTGCAAAGAAGATAGAAAGTCAAGGAAAAGCTTTATACAGTCTACAAGCAGCAGGGCTAGTAGTTGGAACTGTTATTTCTGAATTACTTGGCAGCGTAGCTGCTCTTGCAGGAGGCGTTGTTGCTCTCGGAGGAGCTTTACTTTCTGCTGCTCCCGCTGCTCTAGCTTTAGGCGCCGGTCTAGTAGACATCGGCATAGGTGCGATAACAGCTAAGCTTGCCTTATCGGGTGTATTCAAGGCCGTAACCGCGCTTAATAAGCAAAAGAATATGGCAGCAGCGAGTGACACTGCTGCAAAACGTAGAGTTACAGACGCTGAAAAAGCTCTTCTACGAGTAGTTACAAGTAACACAGAAGCCTTAACTAGAGCTGATAAAGAAGTAACAGACGCAAAAAATAAGTTTACAAAAGCTCAGGAAGCTCTTACCACCGCGCTTAAAGATGGTAACGAGCAACTTCAACAAATGGGTTTTGATGCAGAGGATGCCGCACTTGCTGAAAAGCGCGCGGGCCTTGATCTTGAAAAGGCGCGCGAAGCTTTAGCACGTGTCCAAGATCTTCCACCTAATTCTCGTGCTCGTCGTGAGGCGCAACTTGCGTATGCGGAGGCTGACCTTAACCTTCGTCGTGCTAAGGACAAAAACTCTGATCTTGCCAAGGAGCAGCAGCGTCTTGCAAAAACCGGCGTTGACGGTCTTGACTCGGTTGTTGCGGCGCGTGAAGCCGCGGCACAGGCAGATAGCGCAGTTGCTGACGCAAGAGACGCCAGGTCAAAGGCTGAAGTTGATGCGCTACAGAAGCAAAAAGATGCAGAAGAAGCTCTTGCTCGTGCACAGTCAGACGCGGCAAAAGGTCGTTCTGGTAGATCTATAGATCCATTATTTGATTTAACAGCATCACAAAAAGATTTTGCTAACTTTATTTCTAATCTTCAACCAGAGATTAAAAAGTTAAAAGAGGCAGCCGCAGGAGCTCTTCTTCCTCCACTACAAACAGCGATTACAACTCTCGTTGATAAGGCCTTCCCTATACTAAAGACTGGTCTTAAGGAAGTAGGAACAGCACTTGGTGACGTCGCGATATCTATTTCTAATGCAATTACAGCTCCTGCTAATCTATCTAAGCTTACAACAGTGTTTACTAATGCAGCAACTGCTATCGGTAAACTTGGTGGAATTACCGGTAATCTTTGGGGTGTCTTTCTTTCTATTCTTCAAGCAGTAGATCCACTGCTACAAAGGTTTCTTGATTACTTAACTAAAACTACAAAGTCTCTTGACGAAAAGCTTAACGCAGATCCAGAGAAGCTTAAGGCATTTTTTAACGAGGC